TCAAAGTTCATTTGGATTACTTCTTCAATAGAAATATCAAGTCCAATACATGCCTGAGAAACATACCACATAATATCACCAAGTTCACGCTTCAAGTGAAATAGATTTTCTTGGTTTACTGGTTTGCCTTGAAATACAATCTTCTTTACAATTTCAGTAAACTCACCTGCTTCTGCAGACATTCCTACAGCAGCAGTAAGCAATCGCTCGGAAGGAAACTCCTGTTCCCGAAGTTCCATGAGACGATTGATGAAAGATGTGTGGTCTTTGCTAGGATTAGAGGTAGTGGTATTAACGAACTCAACATACTTGTTCAAATCAATAGTCATTAGAATTTAAATCCCTCAAATGTTTTTTTAGGTTTCTTTTCTTCATAATCATACTCTTCATCCTTTCCATTGTCAAGGATATCTTGTTGAGCAGATTGTTCGCAGTCATAAAGACGCATCTTTGCTCTATCAATACCAATCACAAAACGCTTATGAATGGTAGGATCATTATAACGATTCTTGAGTTGTTTTACAAGAATCTGACCAAGGCTTTCAAGTTCTTCTGTAGAAATAAGAGCAAACATAAGGTCAGCAGTAGCAGGAAGACCAAAAGATTCTGAAGTATCGGTTAGTTCTACGTCAGAAGAACCATAACCACTACGAGTAGTTTGAGTAGCACTCACAATTGGAACATTAAACTCTACAGCAAGACCACGAAGTTCTTCTGCAATTGCTTTCACAAAAGTGTAAGAGTTAATATTTGCATTTCCACGATAACGAGAAGAAGAACAAATATTAAGATAATCAATAAAGATAATATCTGGTCGGAATGATTTCTTGAGTGACAGTTCATTTAGAAGAGATTTGAAGTGTCCTGCATGTGCGGAAGCAGTAGGATACTCCTTAATAATCAATGTACCTTGTGTCTTCTTCGCAAGATTTGTAACCTTGTTCTCGAACATCTGTTTCGGAAGTTCCGAAATATCCTGAATCGGGACATTGAGAAGGTTTGCATCAATTCGCTCTGCAATTCTCTCTTCCGCCATTTCAAGAGTGATGTACAAAACGTTCCTGCCTTGCAATAAGACGGAAGAAGCCACATGGCACATAAAGAGACTCTTTCCGACACCCGTACCAGCCAGAGCGATATTAAGAGTCTTATTAGGTAAACCACCTTTTGTAATCTTGTTAAAGTATTCAAGGTCGAATTCAATTTTCTCTTCCTTCCTATGGTAGGACTCATATCTTTGTTCGTAGTCTAGCAGATAATCATGTCCAATGTGTGTATCAAAAGATACTGCTAGAGCATCTGATAGGATACTAGGAATACTATCACGATTTTTCTTTTCATCTTTACCATCTGCAATATGAATAGATTCCATAAGAGCAAGATAGATTGCACGATCACGACACCACTTTTCAGTAGTATCTACTAACCAATTAAATTCTGAAGGAACATCCTCTAAACAACTGACAAGATGAGTGATTTCTCTGAAAGAAGTATCATTAATGTCCTGTCTCTTTTCTACTTCGATACAAAGAACTTCTTTAGTAGCTGGTTGATTATATTCTTGAATGAACTTTAGAATCTCTTCAAATACAATCTTTTGATTTATATCCTCAAAATATTCTGACTTAATAAAAGGTATTACCTTCCTTACATATTGTTCATTATGAAGTAGATTCCTAAGAATCAAAAATTCAACACTTTCCATCATTTATAATGCAAATAGGTACTAAGAATGTATTTTGAGTTACTGATAGGAGTATTTCCTTTGTGAGGAAACATCCAAAGAGGAGGAAACACCAACATTCTACCAGTCTTTGGTTTAATTGAGAAATCCTCAAAAACAGTTTCTCCACCTTCATTAACATCATTTAGATACCAAAGAAAGGAAAGAAACCTTCTTGAGGATTCATGATCAGTTACATCCACATGAGTATCAAACATATCATTTCCATCATTCATATATCTTTTGATTCTGAATTGCTCAAAAGCATGTTGAAGTGGAAAACATCTAGGATCAACAAAATCATAATATTTTTTCTTATATTCAAAAACTTTAGATATAAGAAAATTGTGAATTTGTTCTGCTTTATCAGACAGTATTTTATTTTCTGTCAGATTGAACTGAGTAAAATTTGGTTTATTGTCTTGATCTACTCTCTCTTGTTTATCACAATGAGATTCGAATAATTCAATAAGAGAGTTGCATGTAGAAGAATCTAATACATCATCATATACATGAATAAGATCATTTAGTTCAATTGCCATAACTAAATTCTTCTTTAGCAATCTCATCAAGTTTTTCCATTACTTCTGGTGTGAAGTAAACTTCAGGTTCCTTTAGAATCTGTTTAGCGTAAAGTTTCTTACCATCAATCTCATAGCGTCCTGCTACATTCTTCCAAAGTCCACCAAGTTCACCAAGTTCCAGAAGACCATAGTAACGATCAAGACCGCGCTCATCATAAAACAGACGAATCTCAACATCTTTGTTTTCCTTACTCAAACGCGATTTAGCAGTCTTAGCCTTGATAATATTTCCGACCACTTCCGTTCCATCCTTTTCTTTCTTTTTGCTGAGATAAATGATCGTACTTGCTGCGTATTTGAGTCCAGAACCTCCTCCCATTTCTTTCGTTGGTACATAAGCTCCGATGACATCGTATGTATGATTTGTGACAATGAGCGGTACATTTGCTTGTCCTAGTTTGAGTGTTAACATTCTAAACGCACCTTTAATGAGTTGAGATTTAGTCATATCTCGAACTTCTTTTTCGTTCAGTGCATCAGTGATTTCTTTAGTCGTAGAGAGCATACCCAAAGAGTCTAGCACAAACATACAAGGTTTGCGATCTTCTACAGGTGCCTTCAAATACATATCTACTGCTTTGAGTGCCTTTGTACGAAACTCTTCAATAGTAACAACGTTAACAACAACCAAACGAGTAGTATCAATTCCACGAGATTCAATCAAAGATTTAGTGATAGCAGCTTCAGTGTCAAAGTAGAGACAGTAACCATCGGGATTAGAATCAAGAAAGTTCTTAACAACGGCGAGAGAGAAAAAAGTCTTTCCAGTAGAAGACTCTCCAGCAATAGCAGTAATCTTATTCCCAGATACACCACCAAATAAACTACCTGAGACCAGTGCATTAAAAATGTATGAACCCGTATCAACATAAGTTTCTGTTTCATCAATATCTGATGCCAACTTAGTAAAGTCGTCACCAATCTCTTTTACAATATCTTTAAGAAAATCCATCACTTATTGCCCTCTTTTTTATTATCCATATAATTCATTTTAAATGTCCAAAGTTTTTGATACAGTGCAGTATCTCCACCAAGTCTCATAGCATTAATAATAGTATTCAGTTCTCGTTCGTTAATAGGCAATTCCATCAGGAAAAAAATGAATCAAGGTTTACAGTTTTTTCTACAGACCATCCAATCACATCAAGAATAGATTTCAATGGTTCTAGAAAAGCTTTCTCAAATTGTAGTTCATAGTCAATATATTTGTCAAGACCAAGTTCCTTTGGAAATTCTTGGATAAATGAAATCACATTCTCGTGAATGATATTTGGTTTTCTAAGAAAGATAAATTTAATCTTCTCGCCATTTTGAATCAAAGAATATTTGTTATTTAATTTCTCTTTCTTAATATAGTGATTAAACAAAAGTGCCCCTCGAACATGAATGGGAGTTCCTTTAGAATAAATGTCTGATGAAGATGAATATTTCTGAACATCAGAAGCAGATCTAGGGAATGATATTTCTTCTGGAGTAAGTTTTTTAAACTTGGTCCGACAATCATCAATATATTTAATCATATCATCTTCATTGCCATTCATCATGATTTTAAATGCATCTTTAAGCATCTTTCGACATGGTGCTGGTGTAGAAGATTTGATTGCTTCAATACCTTTGATTTTAAGTTTTGGTTCCTGATATTGAACACCTTCACTGTTCCAAACATTCAGAATGTATCTCTTCTTAGCAGTCCAAATACCACGCTCTGCAATACATTCACGCTTCATGAACATCTTCTGATCATAAGCATTCACATAGTCAGCCAATTCTTGGTAAGAACCTTCAATATACTTTTCAAGTTCCATTTCACAGATCTTATCAAGGAACGAAACAATGCCTTGAGTAGTTTTCGTTCTTCCTTTGAATACACATTCAACCAAAGGGCCCATATTAATGTAAAGAGAATCAGTATCTGAAGCAATAACATAATCAACATCTCCACTTTTAAGAATTTTATTCAGGTAAGCATTCATCCTATTCATGATCCATTGGATAGAAACCTGACCCGAATAAGTGATTGCCTCAGCATTTGCCAGTTTATAATAACGGAAATACTGATTACCAATAGCGCCATAGGCAGAGTTGAGTTGAATCTTTCGTGCCATCTGAATATTATTGCATCTTGCGATTTCTTTGATCAACTCTTTGTCTTTTGTTTTCTCATATTCTTGCTCAGCAGCAAGCATTTTTTTCTTGAAGATTACACGCTCATTATAAATTTTCTCCATTAGTTCTGGAAGAAATCCACGAATGTCTTTACGATACATTGCACCATTTGCACATATCGCATAATCTTTATACATCTCAAAAGTTAGTTCACTTTTAAGTATCTTATCAACACTTACTGTTGGGTGCTTTTCTTCCAAAAGAGTCTCTGGAGAAATATTATATTGCATAATCAAATGTGGATATAGTGAATTCAAGTCAAAACTCACAACCCAATCATACTTTCCAGGAATAGGTTCTTTTACATATGCACCTTCATACTTTTCATCTTTTTGGTTCTTGTTTCTAGGAGGAATGACAATGTTTCTTTTTTTCAGATACGTGTAGATAATATTATCCCACATTCTAACTTGATAGAACACATCTACATAGTTTACTTTGGCATCATATGCCATTGTAAGAGCCAACTCAATGAGTTTCATTTTGTCTTCTAAGCGATCGACAAGTTCCACGTCAACGATGTTGTACTCAATAAACTTTTGCCAACCTTGAGTATAAAAATCTTTAAAGGTATCAAACTCAGAGTGATCAAGTTTTTTCTGGCCTAGTTCTACTTCAGCAATATAATCTAGGCGATATGATTCCTGTACCTTATAAGTAAACTTTTTATAAAGATTAAGATAGTCAAGTTGAGTCACTCCACCAACATCAAAAGTTGTATACTTACGACCTTTGATATAAGACTCTCCTTCAGTTACAAGACCCCAAGGAGAAAAACGCTTCATTAGTTTTTCTCCAAGGACTCGATTAAGTCTCTTGCAGATATAAGGAATATCATATAACTCAATATTCCATCCAGTAATTACATCTGGTACATC